GCATCGGTAGCCTTCATGGTCACCGCAACTTGGGCGTTGTCGATGCGGGAGAAGTTGCAAGTACCAGTTGGTTGGTGCTCTTCTGGCTTCAACGCGAAGGAATAAGAGTACACACCTGGGTATGGGGAACCAGTGTGGTGGTTGTACGCTTGCACTTGGTTGAAGTACTTACCCTTTTGGGCCTTGAAGCGATCTTGACCGTTGAGGACCAACTTGAACTCAGAAAGTGGGCCAGAAGCTTCTTCAGTGAATTCAGCGGTACCACCAGTGGCACCGAAGGCAACGAGTGGCACACCAGTCGCTTGGGAAATTGGGACATAGCAGTTAGATTCGGAAACCGCACGAGCGTTGGACTCGAGCACGATTTCGGCATCGTTGTTGTTGGAGGTGAAGTTCCACAAAGAGCTTGACGCGGCGGTGTTGGAGAAGCACCAAACCAATTCCTTAACTGGGTGGTTGTACGACAAACGGACTTGCTTGGGGCCACCAGAAGTGACGGTGTCGGAGCCAGTGTGTTGCACTTGCTCGATGAGGTATTCGTGACCCTTTTGCGCGAAGCGACGACGCTCCTCGGTGTCCAAATACACGTAGTTACCATAAACCTTCAAGGTGTCGGTGTTACAGTAGGTGGAGAAGTCGGACGCCAAGTCAATGTCGATGCGGACTTCGTGGTATTGGAGCGCAATCAAAGGCAAGTAGAGGCCTGGGTTACGGTTGAAGAAGAAGATGAGTGGCAAATACACCGTGTTACCGCTGGTCGCAGTAGTCATCTTGGCGTAGGTAGCCTTCTTGGCTTCATCGTGGTACAAGTTATCGTACAATCTCCACCACTTTTGGTAGTGCTTGTCGATGCGCTGACCACCAATGGACAATTCAACATTGTTGATCGCACGCTCGGCAACCCAGTTACAATCGACACCATCCGCGGTACGGGTGATATTAGTGTTAGACTTAAGTTCAACGTACATGTCGCCGATCAAATCACCGTTACGCGCAACGGTGACAGACACACGGCCTGAGCTAGCGGGGGTACCGTTAACAGTTTGTTCGATGTTTTCCATCGCGAAGTTGGTGTGGCGCTTGTACACCGCTTGGAAGAAGGTAACCTTTGGGTTACCGGTCAAGTAGACGTCTTGGGCGCCGTAAGCTACGAGTTGCATGAGACCACCGGCCATTGTGAGAGTTTTTGTACTATATACGGAGAAAATAATTTTGGTCAAAATCGCACCAGCGCGAAAATTTTGAATTCAACTTTTCTCTGTTTAGATTAAATGTCATCTCAGCCTGAAGAAGTAGAACCAGTTGATGAAATAGAGGAAGGTGAAATTGTATCCGAGGAAGAAGACGAAGACATGTTGTTTTCAGAAGAAGATGAGGGAATGTTTGACGAAGATATCGAGGAAGATGGTATTGATATTGCTGGACTCATGAGTTCTCTCTTGGCAACCCCCGATGGTGACACTGTATGCTCAGCTCTAGTGAATCTCTGTAACCAAATTGAAACCCAGAATAGAATACTCATAAAGATGCTTTCCAAAATGCAGGTTCAAAAATAAGCTTAGAAACAAAAATCGTTTATCATTAAATCATAGAAATGGAGTACACCCATTTCATCGATAAGGAACCAGATAAGTATGAAGCTCTATCGGAACTTCAGAAACAACACATCCAATCGATGAAAGAAGAACAGGTACTTGATGTTATTAATAGGTTTGAAACGGCGTGGTCCCTGAAGTCAAATGATTTTAGGAACGCGCGTGAGTTGGGATATCGCCAGTTCATCCACCCAGAAAATTTTGATGAATTTGGAAATCCAAAACCCAGTCAAATTGATATTCTCGCAATCAAAGGTAATCGTGATCGCCAGAGAACTTATCTTATTAATTTAAAAAATCACGCTCGTGACTTAAAAATTCATAAAAAAGAACCAAATGATGACGGAATTAATACCGTTCGTCGGATTAATAACGTTTTAAAACAGTTGGCGGATGGGTATGAAAACATTCGTCGTCATTACACCGCATTTGAAAGAGTGGATAATCCAACTGCATTACCACAATTTAGTAAGACGGGTGATCCATCTACAATGGATGAAGAAGAAATCGAAAACTCCACCCCATTTCAAAAATGTCTTTTGTACTCCCTTGACCAATCATACAAAGCGGGATACCGCAGATACAAGGGTCAGTGCTGTGAAGAAATTCGCACAATTGAAGGACATAGAACTCGAGCTTGGAATCCCAAATTCTCAATTGAACAGTTTGTATATTCACTAGCTCAAAAGGATGATGATTTTGTTAATTGGAAAAACTTTACAAGTCGAGGTTCTGTATTCCGAGAAGTAATTGATAACTTATCAAAGTGCATTGATGCCCAATTTCCAGAAATTACTAAACGTCGTCACGTTTGGTCTTTCAAGAATGGTGTCTTTGTTGGTAAAGAGTGGATTCCGGATAAAGGTGTATATGATTGCTGCTTCTATCCGTATGAAAGCAAAGAGTTTAGGTGTCTAGATCCAACTATTATTGCGTGTAAATACTTTGACCAACAGTTTGACGATTTTGCACACATTGACAAATGGCAAGATATTCCAACGCCATATTTCGATTCTATCTTGAAATATCAAAAACTTGAAGATGAGGTGTGTAACTGGGCATATGTTATGGGTGGTCGCCTTTGTTTTGACGTTGGAGAATTGGATGGGTGGCAGGTTATTCCATTTTTTAAAGGTATTGCACGCTCAGGTAAATCTACCCTAATCACCAAAGTCTTCAAAAAGTTTTATGAACCAGAAGATGTTGGAACTCTTTCGAATAATATTGAAAAGAAATTTGGTCTCTCTGCTATCAAGGATTCATTCATGTTTATTGCCCCAGAAGTAAAGGGTGATCTAGCCCTTGAACAAGCTGAGTTCCAATCAATGGTTTCAGGTGAAGATGTATCGGTCGCAGTAAAGAACAAAACCGCAGTTTCTATTGAATGGAAGGTTCCTGGTGTCCTTGGTGGTAATGAAGTTCCAAATTGGAAGGATAATTCGGGTTCAGTTCTTCGGCGTATTCTCCCCTGGAACTTCTCAAAGCAGGTAATGGATGCTGATCCACAACTCGATGAGAAGTTAGATAGCGAATTACCAATTATTTTACTCAAATGTGTAAAAGCGTACCTCGATTATTCACATAAGTTCAGGAATAAGGATATTTGGAATGTTGTACCCGAGTACTTCAAAAAGATACAGAAGCAAGTTGCAATGGTTGCGAGTACCCTTCACAACTTCCTGGAAAGTACGAATATTGTATTCGGCAAAGACTTGTTTGTACCACAGAAACTCTTTGTACAGGTTTTCAACCAGCATTGTCAGTCGAATAATTTGGGCAGACCCAAATTCAATCAGGACTTTTACGCCGGTCCCTTCAGTTCAAGAGAAATTGAAGTCAGGGAAGAGGTGGTGACCTACAAGGGGCGTACATATCCAAGACAACCAGTTGTGTATGGGCTTGACGTGGTTGAAGAGAGTCTTGGATTTACCGATGACTACTAAAAAAAATACCACCCAATAGTAATAATGAGCCAGCAGCTCAAAGAATTTGTGAGGCAGTCAGGTGTGGAGTTGCGACCCTCGAGTAGTCCAAGTTCTGCTTCTACAACTGCGTCAAATAACGCACTTGTGAGAGAAATTGAGATGGATATTGGTATTGCAAAGCAGCAAGAGTTTCCACCTCGTCTTGAAAGAAATATAATGAGTAATGAAAATTACGGAGAGTTTGCGCAGTTTGTTCATAATTCAGATAGTAATAGTAATGATAATATAAATTATATCGTCGATATTCCAACTCCACCCAAAGCGAAAAACATTGATTTTGTTGTTAGTAAGCTCAATCCAGGTATGTTTAATGCAACTGTTAATAAAGATTTTAACGCAGAGACGCGTATAAATCTAAAAAAGATACTACTACAAACTCCACTACCCAAAACACCCATTGGTGAGGGTCTTTATATAGAAACCAAAGAAATAAACGGTATTTATGGACGCTTCGTTACCGGATTTACTCATTCCAAAGAATATGGAAAACAAGGAGATCTCAAAAAGGATTTCTTTACAGTTCAACTTAAAATTACAATTTCAAATGGTTCAGAGTCTAAAGGTGCAACTGTAAATATTTACAGAAATGGTAAGATTCGTTTTTCCGGTGGATTTATCGGAACTAATATATCAAATCAACCCGAACTTATTCGTCGTTTTATAGTGGATACATATTCAGATAAGCAATCTTTCTTATATAATCCATTTGAATATAACAATCTCAGTGGTCAATTTCGAGTAAATGGTGTGATTACTAATATGGCTTATCTCGCATCAAAACAAAGAATTTATGGATTTTCGTGGCTTACATACAATCCAGATGAATCCCCATTTATGTATGGAACTTATAAAGATTATAACTTTATTATAGAT